CATTGACGGGACCTCCGGGCTTTCACCCGGAGATGTATCCGGCGCTGGAATGGCGGTCGGCGTGTGCTCGCTCGGAGAAGTTGGCAAAGGGTATCTTTTATGTCCTCAGAGCGATATCGAGGGGCTCCTTGGCGTGGGGCCGCTTGTGGACAGGCTCAAGGACCTGTTCCAGCACGGGGGCCAGGAGTGCTACATTGTAGCGGTTCCGGCCACGGGCGATACGGCAGGCGAATGCGGAGAAGTGACTCACGATGGAACCGGAACGGCCACCTTTGCGGCCAGCGGAACGATTTTAAAGGACGCGGACGCGCTGATCGAGATCCTGACCGGAGGGGCGCTTGCCGATGGAATAAAGTGCCGTTACAGCATCGATGGAGGCAACTCCTGGGATAAGTATCAGACGATCCCGGTTGGCGGGGCGCTTACAATCGAGCCTACGGGGGCGATCATTACGTTTGCCGACGCCGTGTCGACTCCGGAGGGTTCGTTTGTCGTGGGGGATACGTATGCATTTGCCACTATTGCTCCGGTTGCCTCGCTCACTAACGTAATGACCGCCATCGATTATCCGTTGGCCGTGTACGACGTGGAGTTTGTGTATGTGGTGGGGGCGTCTGACAGCACGGACTGGGCGACAATGGGGGCAAAGGCCGAGGAATTGTGGAACGATCACAGGCCGACTTTTTTCATTTGCGAGGCGGCTCTGCCTGGGGCCGAGGATACAATAGACGACTGGGTCGCGGCGCTGGTTGATGACGCGGACGATTTTGCCCACTCCTGGGTGGTTGTCAATGCCGGTTTTGGAAAGATTTCAATGAGCGATGGCCACTTGCTGCAACGCAACACCGGCGGCATACTCACCGGCCTGGTCAGTAAAATACCTGTCATGAGGTCCGTGGGCAATGTGCAGAATTGCAGCGTCTCGAACGTTGTGCTGCCGGCCTTATACACAAACGCCCACGCAAAGGCCCTGGATGACGCGGGTTACTGCACACTGAGGACATACGCGGGGCTTTCCGCCCTGTTTTATTCCAACGGCAGGACTCAGGCGGACGTGATAAGCGATTATCAGTTTATCGAGGTGCTAAGGACGACATTTAAGGCGATACGGCTTTCCAGGATCGCCGCGTTGAAATCCATGCAACTTGAGGCAACGACGGGCCAGCTCGCAAAATGCAAGGCGGACGTTGAACAGGCGCTAAACACTATGGTCGCGGCAATCCCGCAGGAGCTTGATCACTATCTGGTAACCATACCGCCGAACCAGGACATCGTGAACAACGGCCTGGCGATCGAAGAGGATCTGTACGGGATACCCATCATCAGGACGATAAAGCTTTTCTTCAGGTATTACTACAACAATCCAACGGCGGCCTAACAGGCTGTAGGCTGTAGGCTGTTAGGCAAAAAATCCCTAAAAGCCTACAGTCTAAACGGCTAAACAGCTAGCCGACTGAAAGGAGGCAATAAAATGATAAACGGCAAATATTACGATTGGGAGGATGTTTCAATCAATTTTGCTCATGGTCCTCTTATCGATGTGCAATCCATCGAATACAGCGATGAGCAGGAAACTGAAGAGGTTTATGGGAAAGGGAGTAAACCTCGTGGATACGGGCACGGGAATTACAAGGCCAGCGGGAAGGTGACATTCACAAGAGAGGAATATGACCGGCTGATAGTGTGGGCCAAGACCCAGGGCAGGCCTTTGTATGACCTGAACTATTTTAATGCCACCGTCTCCTTTGCGGATGATGGAACCCAGGCGCATACGGATACCCTCCAGGAGTGCAAATTCAACAAGAGGAGCTTTAAGGCCAAGCAAGGGGATAAAAAGAATGAAGTCGACCTTGATATCGCTATTATCGGCGGCATCAAGAGCGATGATTATGAGGCGTGATCCCGCAAAGCGGGATCAGCTTTTTAGGCTATAGGCTGAAGGCTGTTAGGAGCATTTTAGCCTAATAGTCTAACAGCCTACAGCCTATTTACCTAAAAACGACTGAAAGGAGTTGAGTCATGACTGAAATAAAGAAAATCGGCCTGCCTGAAGAGGTGATGGAGGCCAAAAAAAAGGGAATGGAGATCTTCGAGCTGACCGGCGAGGATGAAAAAAAATATTACCTCAGAAAGCCCAGTCCGGCGGATATGAACAGGTATCTGGCAGGCGCTGCAAAAGGCAAGCTCGCGAGCGCAGTCACAAACCTGATTTTTGATCTGGCAATATATCCCTCACGGGCAGAGCTGGAAAGCCGATTCAAGGAAATGCCAGGCCTTATGGTAGCGCTGAATAATTCGGTACAGACCGCCATAGGCATGAATGAGGAGTTTGTAACAAAAAACTTGTAAGGCTCCGAGAGGAGCTTGGGGATAACTGGGTGCTACAGGTAGAGGCTTTAATACGCCATTATCTGCGCATAGAGCCGTCAGAAAACATGGTCGAATTTCTCAGACAATATGTGGCCGCATTATGGATCGAGGAAAGATCAATGAACGTCATGGCAGCGGCTATCGCAAAAGCGCTGGGAGGGAAAGAAGGGGTTTAGGCTGTAGGCTGTTAGACTGTTAGGAAAAGCGGTTTGAAACATTTTTTAAAACTGATGAAACAAATGATGACAGAACATCGATGCATAAACTAACGAGCGTAAAACAGGCAAGAAAGATACAAACGGCAATCAATATTCCGAGAATTGTTTCCATAAAGTTTATTTTATCTGAAAAGCCGGGGAATGTCAATGGAAAGCATATTTAAGCTGGGCATACTGTTGAGCGTGCTGGATTCTGTGAGCGGGCCTACCGCAAAGATGGGCCAGGGGATCGACAACCTGAAGAGCAAACTCGCAGGGTTAGGGCCTGCTTTTGATAAATTTAAAACTTATGGAATCAGGGTAGCAGCCACAGGGGCCTTGCTGCTGCATATGCTCTCCGGCACAGTTACGGCCACGATACCCACGCAAAAGGCCCTGGGAGAATTGTCCTCTGTGGGCATTCAGGATCTTGGCGCACTAGAAAGGGCAGGGGCACAGTTTTCCGGACAATGGGCGGGGACCACAAAGCCGGAGTTTATAGCCGCCGCATACGATATCAAAAGCGGTATATCGAGCCTGACAGACACGGGCGTTGCCGAATTCACGAAATTGGCCGCGCTTACCGGCAAGGCGACAAAGTCCAGTACTGCGGAGATGACGTCCCTATTTGCAACGGGATACGGTATCTACAAGGACATGTATGCCAACCTCTCCGACATGCAGTTCGGAGAGATGTTCTCGGCGGGGATCGCGGGGGCGGTTCAGGCGTTCAAGACCACGGGCTCCGGAATGGCACAGGCTATATCCACGATGGGGGCATCTGCCACGGTTGCCAAACGTCCTCTTGAGGAACAATTAGCCGTGCTGGGTATGCTGCAGGCGAGCATGTCCGGAAGCCAGGCGGGAACCGCCTACAGTGCGATTATACGGGATGTTGCAGCGGCCGGAAAAACAATGGGGCTCAATTTTTATGATGCAAACGATAACTTAAGAAGCCTGCCTGAGATATTAACCCTGATGCAGGGCAAGTTCGGCGATCTTACCGGAAAAGAAGGTGACATTGTAAAGGATGCATTTACTGACGAATCCTATAAGGCGATATCACAGCTCTATTCTAAGATAGGACCTCTCACAAAGAATATTGAAGGCATGAGCGCTGCCATGAAACAAGGCACAGGTTTTACCGAGCAAATGGCGACTGCCATGAATGCGGACATAGGCTCCGGGATAGCACTCCTGGGTCAGAGGTTTCATAACATTGTAGAGGTGATCGGAAAGCAGCTTATCCCCGTGTTGTCGCCGCTTTTCGCATGGATCGGGAATGTTATTAACAGGCTCACAGAATTCGCAGAAAGGCACAAGACTGTTACCATGGTGGCTGTGCTTGCTTTTGGGGCAATTGCTTTGCTGGCTTTTACCCTGGGCACCCTGGCGGCGGTGTTGGGAGTTGTGGGCATGATGTATCCGAGCGTGATTGTCGGGGCGGGACAGATGAGGATTGTTTTTGGAACGCTGAAAAAAGAAGTACTTTCAGCGGTGCTTGCGACAAAAACATGGATAGTCGCTCAATACAGTTCTTTAAAGACTTCCATTGTATCGGCTGGGGGCGTAAAGGCCTACGCGAGTGCAATCAACAAGAACCTTTTGCCGTCTATCTGGGCATGGAGCAGGGCTACGATAGCGGGTTTGTTGCCATCCCTGGGCGCTGCCATTGCGGCAGTGTGGAGTTTTACAGCCGCCCTGCTGGCCAACCCCATCACCTGGGTTGTAGTCGGCATAGTCGCCCTGGGAGTCGCCCTGTATGTGCTATACAAAAAATTTGAAACGGTCCGGACCGTAGTGGACGGATTCTTATTTGTGTTGGGCTACATGCTAGGCATGGTTGTCCGGGTGGGGAAGGGATTTTTGACAGCGCTTATGCACCCGATTTTATTTGTGCAATCTTTGTTTCATACGGCGGGCGAGGCTGTGGGCTGGCTCGTTAAAAAATTTGACGGCATAGGGCCGGCTCTGAAAGGACTGGCAAAACTGCTGCTTTCTTTTGCATTTCCGCCCATGGCAATTGTGTTTAACTGGGACGCGATAAAGACTGCTATTCCAAAAATACTTGACTGGATCAAGGGGCTTATTCCTCAATTTATGCAAGCTGGCTCCATGATATGGGATGCGTTGGTGTCTGGCATAAAGGCGAAGCTTATGGCTCCGGTGGAGGTAATAAAAGGCGGCCTGCAAAAGTTGAGAAATCTCCTGCCATTTTCAGACGCGAAGGAAGGTCCTTTATCCGCCCTGGCGCAATCAGGCGCACAACTGATAAACACACTGGTGACCGGTGTTAAATCCGCCGCACCGGCGCTTAAAAATGCGGTAGCGGCAACCACTGCCGGGGCAATGCTGGCAACAGCCAGCCCGGCGATTCCCTCTGAAAAAACCATTCCGGCGACATTAAAACAGCCAGCGGCGATAACTATACCGGTCAATCAACCGGTGGCTCAAACTGTGCCCGTGAATCAACCTGCACCAACTGCGTCTGTCAACCAACCGACTCCTGTCAATGTACCTGTGACTCCGCCTGCGCCGGTGAGCGTTCCAATAGAACAACCTGCCCCTATGGGCATTACCGGTGTTCAGCCAGCGCCTGTCAATATACCTGTGAATCCGCTAAACTTGCCCACTCCGCCTGCGGCGGATCTAGCGGGAGTACGGCGGATAAATATTCCGGTCAGTCAGCCTGAGCCGGTAACTGTGCCGGTTAGGCAGCCTGAGCCTGTTGCCGCGTCTGTGATTCCGCCTGCGCCTGTGACTGTACCGGTGAATCAACCTGTCCCTGTGAGTGTAATCAGCCTACCGCCTGATCTTGTTAGCGTACCCGTGACACAGCCTGCCCCGGTAACTGCGTCTGTCAACCAACCGACTCCTGTCAATGTACCTGTGACTCCGCCTGCGCCGGTGAGCGTTCCAATAGAGCAACCCGCGCCTGTGGGCATTACCGGTATCCAGCCAGCGCCGGTAACCATACCTATAGAGCAGCCCTCTGAGATCAGTAATCGTATTATGGAGGTCTCAAGACCTGAGATTCTGACAATTCCGGCGGTGGAAAAAAGCAAAGAGAAAGAGCTTTCTCCGGCCAGAGGCGCAACAACCATTGAGAAAAAGATCACTATACAGAACCTGAATATCACCCTTCCCGGTGTTTCAAACGGTGAAGAGTTTGTGGAGCAGTTAAAGAAACTCGTGGAGCAATTTGATGTCTGACGGAACCCTGACAATAGAGCACGGCGAGGTAAGGCTTAATAACAGGATAGTGCCCGGTATACTTAAAAGCTTGGATGTTCGGGGCAGCGTGAGGTTTGACAAGGCGGAGAAGGATTCGCAGTCAGGAAAAGTCAAGACCCCGCTGGGCTGGGAAGATGCGGATGTATCTCTCGTCATGCAATTAGTTTCTGACAACCATCTGAAACCAACAAAGCCACCCTCTACATTAAGTTGTTACGAGAAACTGGCTGAGCTGAACGGGATTTTCAGAGACACCGATAAGAGCAAAGACCCTAAAGTCTATGAAGTGGTGAACGCGCATATCACGGCCAGAGGCATAGAGCGGGTGGTTTTTTCAGGGCTGAATTCATCGGAGACGAATGAAAACGATATAATGCTCGCAACCCTCTCCTTTGTGGAACACCTGCCGGTAATTATCAGAAAGGAAAATCAGGTGGCCTCATCGGATAAGGCGTTGGGAGAGAGCCCTGATAAACAGCAGAAAGAGCCGGAGAAAGACTCCGAGATTATGAAAGATCCATTCACGTCAGGACTTGAGCTGGGCATCGGATGATAACAGGAATCAGGACACATATACTTATCGGGAGCAGAGAGATTTTGCGCTCCCCCAGGGTCTGGATTGAGTCTGCCAGGCACAAGCCCCTGAGCAGGGCGGGGATCACGTTGCCCGATCCCAAAGGGGATCTGTATCGATCCATATTAGTAGATGAGCAGGCCGAGATCCGGCTGGGCTATAAAAATGAAATTCCCGCTATCTGGAAGGGAACGGTTGCATGGAAAAAGCACGGAAACAAGGACCAGATAGAGGTGGGGATTGTGGGCGAAGAAAAACCTCTCGCGGAAACACTGATAACCATGTCCTGGGAAAATGAAACCCCGGAGGCGATAGTGCGATACGCCATTAGCCAATCCGGGCTGCCAGTAGGGCAAATTGACTCTCCTGGCGTTACATTCCCACGGTTTGCAGCCAGCAATATACCGGTGTGGCAGGTGGCAAGACAGTGCGAGCACACCTGCAGGAAGTCTTTTGATCTGGACATGAGCAAATGGGCTCTCTGGCGGGGACTGGACGGAAAAGTCAACTGGGGGGATTTTGACGAGCCGGGCGATGTGCCGGTTATAAAAACGGCAGCCGGATTAATCAGGCATATGCCCGCATCGGATGCAAAGGCGCTGAGCATGGTGGAGACGTTTCTCCTGGCGGGTTTTATGCACTCAATGAAGTTTAGTCTGGTTGACACCAGAAGAGGCATAGACGAGCAATTCAGAGCGCTCAGGGTGAGACATGAGGTGAAGGATTTATCGGTCAGGACATTTATCTGGTACGGGGAGGAATATGGGCAATTTTAAGTTAAGAAGCTTTTTAGCCTTTTAGGCTGTAGGCTGTTAGCAGGCGAGTGAAGAATGAAGAGTGCGGATCTTAAAGCATTATTGAAGCGGGTGGTCGAGCTGGTTATGCCGAACCTGCGCTCATATTACAGGGTTGTGCGCAAGGCTAAAGTCGTGAAGACCTATGCCTCAAACGGTAAATACTGGGCGGACGTTCAGCCCTTGAGGAATGACGAAAGCGTGGATCCTGACGAGCCTGTCATTCCAAAGGTGGAGATCCCCATCCTCTGGGCGGGACCAAACCGTGGGGTTGTGTGCCCGCCTGAAAAAGGCACATATTGTGACCTGGAATATTATGACGGCGACCCGGATTATCCGAGAATCAGTAATTTCCGCTGGCACGAAAAGAAAGCCCCGAAAGTGGAAGTGGGCGGGTTTATTATCCAGCGGATGCCGGGGGTGTTTATTAAGATCGACAAAAGGAACAACATGTTCCATCAAACAATGGGACGGATTACCATGCGAGGGGCGAAGATAGATCTGAATTAGCTCATAGCTGATAGCTGATAGCTGATAAAAACATGAGCTATGAGCTTAGAGCTATGAGCTGCCCGCCGGAGGCGGGCAAGCCGAACGGAGTGAGGCTATGAGCGGGATAACGAGGGTATCAGACATTTCGGTTGGAACATGCGGGTGCTGCTGCCCGGATTGCCCTCATCCGTGGGTGAGCGTGCACGTGCAGGGGTCTCCTGACATCTACGCAAACGGCAGGAGCGTGATGAGGATGAATGATATAGGCTCTTCGTCTTGTCCCCATTGTAGCACCTCCTGGGCCGTGCAGGGCTCGTCAAATGTATTCGCAAACAAGAGGCCGGTGCACAGGCTGGGGGATGTTCATTTGGTTGGATGCGGGTCTGGGGTTGTGGTTTCGGCCTCGCAGGATGTTTTGGCAAATTGATTTAGAGAGAGGTTTTGCTGATGGCGGTTTTTACTATTAACGTACACGATTCTAAGCTGGCATATGCAACCTTGTTGAAGTGTATCGATCTGCATATGGAGGCGCATTCACTGAAGACTATAGGGCTGGCCCAGTTTTTTCCAAGCGTGGCCACGCAGTGGGATGATATCTGCAGCGTGCTGAAATTTGCGATCTCAAGCAAGATAGCGTGGACCGGCATGTCTATGACCAAAAGCGACAGCGTGCCGGATGATACAAGGATACCGCCTTCAATTGAGATCAACACGGCCATAGTGCGCATCATGAAACAGAAGGCGGACAGTCTTGGAATTACTCTATCTTCCTCGCATGAATTTTTTGACGAGAGCGAGGAGTTTATAAAAGCGAGCGAAACATGGAACGCCGCGGCAAAACTTTATCTGGATATCGCATCCATAGCCCAGGAACTCACCATGTTTAAATATATACTCTCTGAGCTGCATCGATGTGATGAGGTGATGGA